CGTCCTGTTCATGATCGGGTGCGCAGTCAAGATCGTGTTTTACCCGGAGAAGGACGCCGCGCAGGGCGGCTGAGCCTTAACCGTTTCCCAACCCGCTTCCCGGAGGGGCCAAGATGGAAATCGCATTCGCGTCCATGATTCTCGTCGTTTTCGTGGTCGCGTTCGCCGTCAAGGCGGCGCTTTACGCGGGCAATGACGCCCAGCAGGGCGGCTGAGCACAACAAACCGTTCCCCGTTTTTCAACCCCGTAGTTAGGAGACCGCACCCATGGACTCAATGTTCTTCATCACCATCATCGTACTCCTCCTCGTCGGCCTGTGCATCCGCCAGACCGTCAAGACCGTGGAGGAGTCCCCCGTGGCGCGCCAGGCGGCGCTGGGCGGCCTGTCCCTCCTGCTGAAGGCGCTCACCAAGCGTTAACCCCCACGGCGGTGCCGCCCGCGGCGATACCCTCCCGCGTGGCGGCCCGCCCGTGGCGGCTCGTGAGGAACCCCGAATGACCGTCACCCCGGAAACCGCACTGACACTCTTACCCCTTTACCTGCTGGCCATCATCATCGCCGCGTCGGCGCTGAGGCACGAGAAACGGAGCGAGCCATGATCGCGACGGAATTTGCCCGCCGTGACTTCTTGATGGAGATGTTCACCGACAACCCATTCGCAATCGCCATCTTCGGCCTGCTGTTCATCTTCGGCATCGTCGCGTTCTGCGGCGGGCCGCTCCCGACGCCGGGCAAGGCCGAAACGGACGCCCTGGAGGCGGAGATCGCCACCCTGGAGCGGACCAAAAAAGCGTTGACCTGAACCCGGCCGAACCCCCTACCAGCGAGGACCACATGGACGGCACTGTACTGATCTGCATCCTGGTCTCGATCCTCGGGGGCGTGGCCCACGTCTACATCCAGATGTGGGAGCGCCGCAAGTTCGCCGAACGCAAGGAGTACCGCGACGCCCTCAGCGCCGAGGTGGACCGCCTGCTGGTCGACCGCCAGTACCCGCGACTGCCGGTTGTCGAGAAAAACCCCGATCCGCTCGAGGAACAGCCCGGGGCGGAGAAGAAGAAAAAGAAGAAGAAGCACTCCTGGCCCAACTGGCCGCCCATGGGCGACTGCCCGCTGGACAGGAATCAGGGTTAACCATGGGAGCGATCATGAGCCAGAACGACGTCATCGGCCTCATTGTTTCGGCGCTTCTCGTGGTCTTTCTCCTGCTGGGTTCCGGCGGCGTGGGAGGCCCGCCGCCGGGGACCCTGTTCGGAAGAGTCGAAACCGGCCCCCTCACCCGGGGGCGAACCCGAACGCGAAAGGAACGCTAATGCACGCGTCGCACCGCCAGCTGATCGAGGACCACGCCGTGAGCGCCGCCGTCTTCGCGCAGGAGCTGTTCTGGTTCCTGCCCCCCGAGGCGCAGCAGCACGTGGGCGAGAAGCTCCGCACGATCTTCTCCGCCACGCTCGCTCATGCCATCCAGCAACTGACCGGCAAGGCCAGCAAGCCCGGCGGCCCGGACCTCTACAGCGTCAACTGAGGCAACCATAACCGGCCCCGAAGCGCTCGGGGCCATCCTTCCGGGGCTTTCTGGAGGCAACCATGCAAGAACAAGGCGCGCAGGACCACCTCCGGCGGCTGAAGGCGGAAATGTACCTGGGCGGGGTGGACGCCCTGGCCCGCGCCCCGCTGATGGACGTGGCGCAACTGGAGGTCTTGAAGCTTAACGAGCTGGCCGCCACGCAGGAAAAGATCGCCTCGGGCGAGGCGCTCCCCCTGCACCACACCATCGCCGAAACCCTCGAAGCGGAGGTCTCCGCCATCCACGAGCACGTGGAGGGGCGGATCAGGAAGATCGAGATCGAAATGGACATGGGCTGATTTCACACACGGAGACGCAACATGGATACGCCAAACAGCAGAACCCGCATCCTCGTCCCGCTGGAGGTGCGGCTCGATACCGACACGCAGAAGCTCCGCCTCCTGCGCGCACGCATGCCGGTCGAGCTGATGAAGATCGCTCTGGAGACCGCCAACAACGCCGTCGGAGCGCTACGCCTTCGTGACGGCGGAACCATCCCGGTTGACGCCGTGGTGGCGATGACGGAATCCATCGTCGAGGGCTTCGCCGCCGCCAAGGGGCTGCTGTGAGCGGCCGGCAGGTGGCTCTGGCTGTCATCACACTGGCCTGCGTTGCCGCCGCCTGCGGCTGCTACCTCCCCGCCTGCGACGCGCAGGACGGGGTTTGCTTCGCCCTGATTATCCTCTGCCTCGGGGCGGCGCTGGGGCTGACCCTTTGCGAAATGCAGCCCCCGAGGTTCCCCCCGCAGGCCCGCCGCTGGGTTATCGACCATCATGCAAGGAACCTGGCAATCCGGCTGGTGGATATTATCCGCCCCTGCCTGCGTGACGAAGAAGCAAACGACGCGGTGCACGAATTTACCGCCGTGTTGCGTGAGGGGCTGGCCGAGTTTTCCAACGACCCGAACTCTCACCCGGAAAGGACGTGACTCATGTGGCTCTGGCGATTCTTCTGGGCGGCGATCGGCCTGATCTGGCTGGCAAACGCCGTCAGCCTCATGCGCGTGGGCGTCTTGCTCATGCTCCCCCTGGCGTCGCGGGAGGACCGCAGCACGCTCTCCTACCTGCTCCGCACGCCGTACATCCGTGAAGGGGCCGAGCAGCTCTGGGCGTGGGTCAACGGAGAGATCGAACCGGGGGTGACGCTGTGGAAAGCCCGTACCTGACCGTGGCGGAGGCGGCCTCCTACCTGCGCACCACGCGCAACGGGGTATACGCCCTGGTGAAACGCAACAAGATCCGGCCCATGCCGGGCAGGCCCGGGCGGCTGCTGTTCACCCGCGAGGAGCTGGACCGCTACCTGGCGGGGAAATTCCGCAGGTGACCTTTTCCGGCATGGCGCACGCCTGTACAATAAAGCAAGAGATTCCCCAACCAACCAGGAAGGTGTGCCATGCCGCGTGCTTACCCCCACTCCCACCTCTGTCACGGCTCGCTCGTCGGCTTCAGCGTCAAGAAGCGGGCGGGCGAGCCGACCTACTTCGCGTACTTCCGCTCCCCCACCGGGAAGCGGCTGGAGCGTGATACCAACCAGACCGGGCAGGGCCGGGCGGTGGAGGCCGCCCGCGCCATCATTGAAAAGGAATACGCCCCCGTTGAAGCGGTGATCGAACGCGCCGAATGGGACGCGGTGGTGGAGCGGCTGAGCGCCCGCCTGCCCACCGCCGGCCTCCGCCCGGGAACCATTGGCTACTACCAGAAGCTCATCCGTCTGGTTCGCAAGCAGTGCCCCGAAAGCCTCGGGCCTGCCGACATCACCCCACGCCAGGCGGCCCTCGTGCGCGACACGCTTATGACCACGCCGGGCCGGTTCGGCAAAACCCCCAGCGCGCACTACGTTGAAAGCACCCTCGGCGGGCTGGACGCGTTGTGGCAGAAGTGGCTGATGGACGACCTGAAGCTGGTTGGCGAAAACCCCTGGCGCGGCGTGGCCCCGCCCAAGGCCGACAAGCTGCCGGTGAAGATCGCCACCGACGAGATGATGGCGCACTTCTACGGATGGACGCAGGAACGCTTCGGCGACTGGTGCTTCCCCCGGCTGTTCCTCTCCGCCAAGGCGTACACCGGCTGCCGGTTGATGGACCTGTGCTCGCTTTCATCCTCCCAGCTCCGCGAGGGCAGGCTGGTCTTCCCCGCCGGGCTGACCAAGGGGCGGAAGGAGCGGGCGGTTCCCCTGCCAGCCGACCTCTATGCCGCGCTGGACGCCTTCAAGGGGGGAGCCTGGCTGTGGGAGAATTACCTTCCCGGCCTGAAGGAGGCGCTGGTGGCGAAGGGGTGGCCGACGCACCAGCTCGACCCCGAGTTCTCCCCCCAGCGGCTTTACTACTGGATCGAGACGCTGTTCGGGGACTACAACCGGGCGCACCCCGACCGGCCCCGGTTCACGTCGCACCTGCTCCGCAAGCGGGCCTTCACCCTGGCGTGGCAGGCGGGCGTGGACGCGCGGCGGGCGAGCATCGCCTACGGCTGCAACGTGGACACGCTGATGCGTCATTATATTCTCATGGACGAACAGCAGGTTACGGACGAGGTGTTTTCGCAGATGCAGGGGAAGGGAGGCTCCTGATCCGCTCGGCCACGATGGGCTTGATGCCGCGCTTGCCCGAGAGCCAATTCCACACCTCCCGCTCCCCCATGGGCAGGGCGGCGGCAAACCGCCTCACCGCCGCCGTGAAGCCGTCGCCGGTGTCCCAGCCCTTGATGATTTCGCGTAGTTCGTCGCTGCCCAAGGTCAATCCCGGATGAAGTCGGCGATGAGCGCCGGGGTCGCCGTGTCGAAGCCAACCACGTCGAGCATCCGCTTATCCTGCGGATCGGCGATAGTAAAACGGCTGGCCGTCATCGCGCACACGACGAGCTTGGCGTCGATGCCCATCTTCTCACGGTACTCGCGCAGCGCCTGAGCCGGGTGCCCACGGCGTCCGGCCCACGTCTCGCTGTCCGTATAGACGACGAAGGCGTCCACCTCGATCCCGTGGTCCAGGGCGTGGTAGATCGGCAGGGCGCAGTCGGTCGCATCGAACGGGAGGCCGTTCAAGTGCCGCACCACGTCAGAAAGCCGCTGCTTCGGGCTGATGGCGAGCGGCACGAAGCCGGAAGTGAAGCCCATGATGAACGTGTCCTCCGGCCTCTCCGTTGCGGCCTGCACCAGGGCAAGTGCCGCCGTCGCCTCGCGGGCCGACAGGTTGCAGCCGCTCACCTTGCTACCGGCCATCGAGCCGGACACGTCCAGGGCGAGCATTACCCGCTTGCCGGTCGGCACGACGTTCTTGAACGCGGCGTAGAAGGCCCCGTCAAGCGCGTCGGTGATCGGCGCGAGCGGTGCCCAGGAGAGCTTGCCCCTGTCGCCGTGGCCCTGGGCGTAGACGCGCTGGGCGTCCAGCAGGGCCAGCGGGTGGAGCCGCGATTTGCGGACGGCTTCCGCGTCGCCCAGCGACGACGTGACGGCCTTCAGTTCATTGGACAGCGGCTTCACCGCCTCGATGGCGGTCATCTTGCCGAGGTTGCGCACCATCGCCTGAATCGGCATGTCCTCCAGCAGGGCGTGCCACACCTCGGCGCTGTTCAGGGCTTCCGTCGGCACGACCTCGCGCGGCAAGCGGTGCCGGCGGATGGCGGCCGATATCGCCTTCACGTCCTTCTCGTTCTTCAAAGCGTGCGCGGCAATGAGCATCTGCGGGAAGTCGGCGGGGACTTCCTTCTCGCCCTTGCCGTAGGCGTCCGGGCGGCAGACGAAATCGAAGACCGCCTTCTTCACGGCGTCGTCCGTCTCCGGGTGGGCCAGCCGGAGCAGATCGCGGTGCGACCAGCCGTCGCGCTGCTGGTACTTCACCACCTGCAAGGCGAGCCTGTCCGTCGGCATCTCCGTGTACCAGCGGCCCACGGCGTTCTTCAAGGCCCGGCCCCAGCCGCGGAAGCCCTCGACGTACTCGGCGAAGTGGAAGAGGTGCGTGCCGATGCGCGCGACCCTCGGCAGAGCCGCCAGCGCAGCCTGCCGCACACTCAGGTCCTCGGCGGCGGCGCACATGGCCAGGGCGAACAGGGCCGGGTCGTTCTTGGGCGCGCGACCTTCCTGGGATATTTCCACGACGCGGTTGACGACGCGCACGCCGTCCTCGGCGATGCAGCGCCGGACGCACTCGGCGTTCTCGACGGTCAGCTTCCGCTCGCCGACGTAATACGTGCCGCCCGCCGTGCCCAGGACCAGGAACCGGTCAAGCCGCGACCAGTCGTCCACGGCGAAGGCGTAGCCGCCGGCGTTGTTCTTCACCTGGGCCTTGCCGGGGATCGGCTCGTCCTGGGGCGTGTTGCGGGTCGAATAGTGCGCGCGCAGGTTCATCATGGCAGCCTCCTTGCTGTGCCGCGAGCGTGTGAGTACCCGTGCATTCTATCTCCCAAAGATAACGCACAGGTTCCGGCTCGCAGCGGTTTGACGTGAGACGAACGTGTGGCCGGGCTGGGGTCTATCTTAACAGGATAACCCAACCCATCCGGCTCGTCCCGAATGAGAGCGGCATGAACATGGCGCGAGCATGGGGTGTGTAGTCATATGCTCTAACCACCTGAGCTACGGACCTTGCGACCCGACGGGACTCGAACCCGTGACCCTATGAGATAACCCATGCCCTCCGGCTCATGCCAATAAAGCGAAGCTAGCGCCCTACTGCACAAAGGTCAAGCACAAAGTGCAGGCCCGCGAAGGCTGGGGAGGTTTCGGATAGGCTGGGTTATTGTTGGGCGGATTCGGTCGGAAGTGCGTTTTTCGCTGTTTTTCAGGGCTTTTTGGGGCTATCGCAGGAGAGCCAAAGACTCTGGTGCTACCGTTACACTACCGGGTAATGATCTCGTCGTTTCTCGCTAAATCCCGCCGGGGAAACCACTTGGGGAAAGTCTCGTTTGGCCTTCCTTAGTCACCCCCGGGCAAGATTCGGCCCCGTTCGGCGGCCTTTGGTTGGGTTATTGTTGGGCAGATTCCCGGGGGTTCCGGCCGCCCAACCAACCCACACCAGCATTCTAGCGTCACCCCTGCCGGGGTTCAAGGCGCACTTTCCCGGGGATACCGGCCACCAGAAACGACAAGAGCCCCACCCGGCGAGGGTGGGGCTGCTTTCTTTCTCTCTCTTCAACGCGCCTAAAGCGACTTCGCCGCCTCGCACCCGATTCCCACCACGAAGCAGCCGACGAACACCGCCAGCACGGCGTTGAACACGACGTCGGGGATCGGCTCCGGCGGGGGCTTGCGCAGCTGCCCGAGCTTGAAGTGCGCGTTGATTCGACTCACTGCTTCCAGACCTTGCGGATGAAGCCCTGGCAGGCGTTCAGCTTCTCGGCCTGCCGCTCGCCGTCGTGGCCGAGGGCGAGGAGCTCCAGAGCAGTCTCCGGATCGGCCCCAAGAAGTCCGTCCTCGCGGGCGGCTCCATCATCTCCGCCGGGGGTTCCGGCAGGTTGCACCCGCTTGGCGGCTTCGTGTTTGAGCACGCGGTGCAACTCAGAAGCGTAACGAGCATCAGCGCCTTGCAGCTTCTTGCGTAATTCATTGGCAACCTCCCTGGACGTGGCCTTGTTTTCCTCACACAGCGAGCGCTCCTGGGCGACGGCCGAGTCTACCGCCTCCTGCTGTTTCGCCTCCCAGCGCCAGCCGTTGACCGCCCACCCGGATGCAAATCCGAACGCCAGCAGGGCCGCGAACAGCACCGGCTTCCAGCGGGCGAGCAGGAGCGCGATCATGCGCCGCTCACCTTTCGTATTTGCAACCGCCCCGTCAGGAACAGCACCACGCCGATGCCGATCACGACGACGGCGGCCAGCGCCCACGGGTTGTTGACCGCCGCTATCAGGGATGCCCCGATGCCGCCAGCCGCGCTGGTCATGGTGCCGATGGTCAGCGAGTCCTTCAGGAGCGGCTTTCCGTCCGGCTCGGCGTCCTCCTTTTTCACGTCGGCGGGTTGCGGCGTTTTCTCATCAGCGGCCTGGAGCGCGCCTAAAAACTGCTCGTGGTAGGAGGCGATCAGGTGCGCCTTGTCCGTGCCGTTGATGATCTTTCGCGCGCCGATGATGTCATTGACCGACGGGCCGAAGAAGTGCTCCAGGCGCTTGCCGGTGAACAGCCCCTCGAACATCCCCACCACCAGAATGCGGGAGGAGATAACCGGGTCAAGGGCGAGGTCCGGGTTGTCGTACAGGTCCACGCCGAGGTGCTTGCCCAGCTTGCGGTAGTTCTCCCCCCAGGTGAGCTGCACCAGGCCGCGCCCGTAGTAGACGTGGCCGTTTTCCACCAGGGAGTATTTCCGTTTGGCGACGGCCTTCCTTGCCGCCTTGTCGGTTTTGGCAAACCCCTCCCGAACGGGGGCCATGGTCGCGCCGGTCTCGTGAAACGCCGTGGCCAGGATGTAGGCCAGGTAGCGCAGTTCGCCCGTGTCGCCGTGCTGCTCCCATGCGTCGAAGATATGCTCCACCCCCTCAACCTGCTGGGGCGTGAGCCTGCCCCCGAAGGGCGCGCGGCGGGCGTAGGAGAAGAAGGCCGTGCGATTTATTGGCATACAGTAACCTTCCCGTTGCCGCCAATAATGACGGGGGTGAGAAAAAGCCGGGATTCTGCTTCCCTGCGGCGCTCCATCTTCGGGCTGTCCACCCGGTTGCCGCCCTCGTCCCGGTAGGTGCGCCACTCCGGCTGCAAGAGGGATTTGGCGAACTGGAACAGCCGCGCCTCCAGCGGGCCGAAGCGGTCGCGCGTGAGTATCTCGAACGTCTTGCTGTAGCGGGCACGCTTGAGGGTGACGGCGTGCAGCCAGCAGACCACGGCGGAAAGCTGGTTTTCATTCAGGGGCACGCGCACGAGGCGCTGCACCTCCCGCTCAATCGCGGCGCAGTCCTGGAGCAGCAGCCGCTCGGCGGTTTCCTCGGTGATGATGGAATCTCTGGTAACGTCCGGGCCGGTGTGGTTGTAACCGATGTAAAACTGCCCGCGCGGGCCGAGTTTCGCCTTGAGCCGGAGCCGGGTGGTTTCACGGATCAGTTGAAGCCCCGCCTCGTTCACAGGCTCGCCTCCATGACGTTGACCTCCGACAGGGCGGATACCGGCAGGGAGAGGTAGACGCGGGCGGTGGCCTGCATGCGCGCCTGCTCCTCACGCAACTCGACGACAGTGTTGAACAGCGCCCCGGTGGTCAGGCCGAAGAGGAGGAAAATCACCGCCTGGGCACGAAAGAGCATTCGGATCATAGAACGCGGCCCAGCAGCTTGTCGATGAGCTTGTCGGCCTTGCCCGCGACCAGCGCGCCGAACGCGATGATGCCCATGATGAACCAGCCCCACTTCAGCGCCATCTTGTCGTAATAGGCGACCTTGCGCTCGAGTTCCTTGATCTCCATGTCCATCTTGGCGATCTCTTTCTCGGCGGTGCTCTCCAGCTTGGCGAGGTCCTCCCTGGCGTGGCGGAGTTCGATTTCCAGCGTGTTGACCCGCTGGAGTATTTCGCGTTCGGAGTTCATTCGTACCTCGCTGGGCTGCCCGCTCCGGCTGTTTATGGGTTCTTTATTTGTGCCACCGTGGCCGCGGCCTGTCTAGCCGTTACGTTTTAGTTGATCGCCACCGCGACCAGCCCGATGAGCTGGATGGTGTTGGTCCCGGTCCCCGCCGCGCCCCAGCGCGTCGCCACGCTCAGCACCAGGTCGCCGTTGGTGGCGAGCGTCACCGGCTGGGACACGGTGTTGCGGATCGTGTCGGCCACGCCCGCGTTGGCGGAGGAGCTCAATGTCGCGTTGACGGTCCCCGACGCGCCGGGGGCGCTGGTCGCCATGACGGTCCAGGTCAGGTCGTAGGTGTGCCCGGCGATGTTGTTCTGCGGGGTCGTCGCCGCGTGGTCGGCCACCACCGTGCTGCCGAGCTTCAGCTTCTGGATCAGCGACGGGGCCGCCGCGCCCGTGGTCAGCTTGAACATGGCCGTCACCCTCATCGCCTTGCCCTCGGTCAGGTAGCTGGCCGGGATCGTTTCCGTCTTGTTGTGGGTGTAGTCGGAACCCGAGCCGGAGGAGGAGTTGTTCGTGTCGCCGGTGTGCTGCGAGGTGATCGCCCCGGCCAGCGCGCGGGTGAGGCCGCCGAAGCGGCCCTTGACCGTCTCCCCGTCGGACCACAAATCCCCTGCCGCCGGGGCCGAGGGGGCGACGCCGCTCGCCAGGTTGATCTGCGGGGCGGAGGTCGTGCCTGCCGCCAGGGCGAACGCGCCCGCCGAGGTGAACGCGCCGCGCAGGGTGTTGTTGGTGGCGAAGCGGAGGTTTGTCCCCCCCGTCGTGCCCAGCACGCCGTCGTAGGCCGAGGTGCCGGAGAAGAGTGCGCCGCCGGCGCTGCTCTCCAGCCCGCAGAAGAGGCTGCCGCCGCTGTTGACCAGCTGGGCGTAGGCTCGGTTCGTGCCGGTGGTGGAGGTGCCGGTGATGATCGCCGTGGCGGAGGAGACGGAGAGCTGCGTCGCCTGGAGCTGGCCGGAGTTGTTGACGTAGAACAGCGGCGTGGAGGAAGTGCCGAAGACGAAGGGGTAGCCGCTGAAGCTCGTGTTGAGCAGGTTAATACCGTTGGCGGCGGTCAGGTGCGCAGACCCGGAGAAGCCCGCCGTGTAGCCCGTCACCAGGATGTTGCCGGTGGTCTTGACCGGGTTGCTCCCCTCGTCGCGCAGCACGATCATGTTCTGTGGCGCGCCCGCCGTGCCGGGGGATACCATGTACATGTAGCCGGTGGGGTAGGCCCCGGAGACGCCGCCGACCGCCGCCATGCTCAGGCACCACGTGTCGGTGTAATCCCCCGTCGTGCCGCCGGGCGATGCCCCGGAAATGCAGTTCAGCTCCGCGCCAAAGGCGTGGGAGTCCGGGTCATAGGCCGCCGCCACGCCCGCCAGACCCCAGGCGTAGGTGTTGCTCGATGCGGCGATGCCCGTGCCGAGGACGGGAACCGCCCAGACGTTGCCCTGGCCCACCACGTAGGAGCTGATCTGGTTGGTGAGGAACGGCGTGCCGCCGTCGTTGTTGATCCAGTATTCCGACAGGGCGATCTTGGCGTCCATCGGGTTCGCGCCGACGAACGGCACCTGGAGCGGGTCCTGCGTCGCTCCGCGCGTGGGGCGCACGGCGGCCGTCGTCCCCGATGAGGAGACTATCCTGCCTTCCGAGTCGATGCGCAGACCCTCCGTGCCCGCCACGCCGAACACCAGGTCGCCCGTGCTGGTTTCGCGGTGCATCCCCGTGCCGGTCGCCGAGGTGAAGGCGTAAGCGGGGGCCGCCAGCGTGCCGTCGCCGGTGGCGTAGCGCCCGCCCGATCCCACGGCGAATGCCACGGAGGTCGTGCCGATGGTGATGGGGTTGGCCGTCGTGACGTGGTACTCGCCCGCCCCGGTTCCGGAAGTTACCGGGACGCGCGTCCCCTGCACCACGTCGCGGTTGCCGTCCCAGTCCTTCGCCCGCTGCCAGGTGGATGAGGCGGCGACCCAGATGCCGTTGTCGGCGGCGGCCGTCTGCTCCTTGACCAGCACGCGGTCGCCCGCGGCCAGGGCCACGCCGTCGATGGTTTGCAGCCCCGAGAGCGTGATGTTCGCCGAGGTGACGACGCGGCAGGGGGCCTTGATGGCGGTGCTGGTGGAGATTCCGTCGATGAGGTCTTCAAACGTGGAGGGCATGGGCGGGTCCTTTGCTGGGGGTTGTGGTTATTTCTTGCCGAAGGCGGCTTCGATATCCGGCGGGCGGGAGGGGGACATCTCCCCGGGCCGCCAGTAGTAGCTCTGGCCGAAGTCGCGCCGGGCGCGGGACTCTACCCGCGCGAGGTAGCCGGGGGAGACCATCTCCTGCAGCTGGTTGAAGACGAGGCGGTCCGTGGCCGCCTTGGTGTACCAGAGGTTCTGCAAGGGGATGTTGCTCTTAAAGAACCGGATCGCCTCCGCGCCGGCATGCGTCTTTTCCCCCTTGGCGGCCTTCATCAGATTGCCCTGGGTCAGCCCGATCACCTCCTCGACGTATCCCGCGACCGGCCCGGACAGGGTGGCGAGCGGGCTGGAGCCGTACTGCGTGTTGGTGTTGAGCAGGAAGTCGCCGTAGATGCCGAGCGATCCGCCTTTGAGGAACGCCCCCGCCCAGAAGGTCCCGGCGTTCATGTCCTGCGGGTCCTTCCCCGCCACCACCTGGCTTACCTGCTGCGCCGCCGCGCCGAGGATCGTCGTCCCGGCCATGAGCGCGGCCAGGTAGGCGGCCTTGCCCGTCCCGGTCGGCATGGTGAGGCCGCGGTTGAGGTGGCGGGTCATCATGGCGATGGGGAAGCTCTTGAACAGGAAGAACGAGCGCATGATCTCGCCCTTCCACGTGCCGCGCTGGAGGCCCATCTTGAGCATGGAGCGATCGCGCGCCCCCGGCTCGATCACGGCCATGTTGATCTCCTCGTCCACCATGCCGAGCAACTTCAGGGCAGCCTCGCGCTTCATCTCGGAAGTAACCGAGGGGTCGGCGATCTTGTAAATGGCCTCGGGGGTGAGCATGGTGTCGTTGCCGCCGCCCCAGTCCTCGAGCTTTGCCTTCTTCCAGGCGGAGAACACCTGCTCGGTCACCCCCTTGCTCTCGAGCAGCGCCCGGTCGTCGGCCGCCACCTTCGCCAGCGACGCGGCGCGCTTGACCGTGGAGCCGATGGAGCCGTACATGGTCACGCCGAAGGCGCGGCGGCGGGCCTCGGTCGCCGCGTTCAGCCCGGACACCCGTATGTTGAGCGATGCCATCTTGGAACTGAAGGACGGGCCGAGCGACTCCGCGCCCCAGCGGTTCATCTCCCCGATCAGGGTGTTGAGCGACAGCCCCGCGCGGCGGGCCATGCGCAGCTCCTCGCGGTTGGCCGGGTTGAGGGTGGCCATCTGGTTGCGCAGCAGCTGCATCTGGGGGAGGTTGTTGACGGCCGCCGTGAGCCGCAGCGTGGCGTTGTCGGTGATGCTGGTGATGAACGCGGAGCCGAGCCGCGTGGCCACCAGCCAGTTCCGCAGGGTGTCGAACCCCTCCGCGAGGCGCTGGCTGGCCACCGGCTGGGTCCTCCCCGCCACGAAGTCGTACAGGTTGGACAGGGACTCGGCGCGGGCGTCGACCTTTCCCGCCCTCTTCGGGTCGGCGAGCTTGTCCTCCTTCACCGCCGTCTCCAGCCAGTATTTGAACTGGAGGTCCGGGTTGGGGCCGAAGGTTTCCACCACGGCGATGTCGTCCGCCATGCCGGTGATGTGCTGCATCATCGCGGTGTAGGCGTCCGCGCCGCCGTATTTGGCCTGGTACTCCAGGTAGCCGTCGGCGTCCTTGAAGTGGATGCTGCGGGCCTCGGCGTTGCGCTTCGCGCGCATCCCCTTTCCCGACTGCCTGCCCGGCTCGACCTTGTTGGCCCCGCCGGTTGCGATCGTCGTCCAGGCCTCGCGCAGGAACTCCATCACCTCGGCGTCGTCCATCATGGAGCCGTCTTCCCTGACGTAGCGCCGGCGGTCCAGCTTGCCGAAGACGTCCGCAGCCCACTGGTCGGCCCCCGCCTTCGCCACCTGGAACTGCGAGTGCGTCTGCGGCATGCGCCAGTCCTCGAGCCGCCCGGTCTCGCCCCCGGCGTTGTTCCACTGCCTGCGGGCGCTTTCCGCGACCTCGGACCATTTCGCGGCCGCCTTCTTCGCCACGGCCGCCGTGTCGGCCTCGACCACGCCCCGGCTGTCCTGGCCGAACAACTCGTAGGTCAGCGCGCGGATGCCGTCCCTGTTGGTGAACAGGCCGAAGATGCGCGGCTCGACCGCCTCGAAGGTTTCCACGAGCTGCCGGATGTAGTCGTGGGCGATGGCCCGCGAGCGCGTCTCCACCGAGCCGCCCGTGAACGCCACCTTCTGGTCGGAGTTGAAGGCGAGCACGCGGGACAGGCCGTCCAGCCTGCTTGCCCCGTAGCGGGCCTGGTGCTCGGAAAGGTAGTTGTTGATGGCGTCGTGCTTCTGGATGGTCAGCGCGACCCGCTGCTTCTTCTTGCTCGCCTCGGCCACCAGCTCCTGCGCGGCGAGCTTTCCCGCCTCCTGCAGGCGCTGCTCGGGCGTCAGCGAGAGGTACGCGCTCCTGTCCTTCTGCGCCAGTTGCCGCTGGTTGCGCTTGATGCGGTCCTCGATGTCCTTGATCTCGGCCTGCGTGAGGCTCCGCCCGGCGGCGGCCTTCACCGCGTCGATGCATTTGTCGCGCATTTAGCCCTCACCCCCGAACCTTAAAAAACAACTCACCGCCGCGTCGAACACGCCCTGATCCTTCTGTGCCTGGGCGATTTCCCGGTCGGCCTTCGCCAGCGCCTCGGCGGCCGTCGTTGCGTTCCCGTCCTCGTCCACGATCTGCAGGTCGGGCTTCTCGGCTGCGATGGCGAGGGCGGATGATTCTTCCTGCGTCTGAGCCGACCTGCCAGCCTCCTCCGCCATTGTGGTCTCTGTTGGGCTTCCCGCTGCCCGTTCCGGTCTGACGGCGGTTGGAGCGGAAACTGCTTGAGATGGAGTTATTCCGCGCGCTTCCATCGCAGATGGTGCGGCCTCTATTGTTAGAGCGCTGCGAGTGATCGCTCGCTCGGCAAGGGTTTTGGCCTGCTTGACCGCTGCGCTCATTTCTTTGAGCGTCGACTCCAATTCATCGACCTGCGGGCGCAAATTGTCGAGTTCGGTTTTCATCTCGATCCGTTGGCGCTGCTCTGGTGAAAAAGCAGATAGTAGTTCTTCCCGCTGCCGCTCGAGTCTCTTTATCCGTCGCGGATCGTCCGTTTGTTTCAGGTCATTGAGGATATCCTGAAGCTGCCCCGCGGCATCACCCTCCGCAGATGTCGGCTCACCAACGCGAGATTCCAAATCATCGGCGCGGGCCTTGATTATCTCATATTGCTGACTGACCCTTGCCTGCTCTGCAATGAGTTCTGGGTTTTCCGCCGCCGCGATTGTATCGGCCTGCTCGGGTCGGGTTAGCAGCGCATCTCCTATCCCCGCCTCCTGCCGCGCGCGCAAGGCTGGATTTATTGCGGTCGACTCAGCTAACTCTCCGATTTCTGATGCAAAGTAGGAAGCCGCCTCGCGCGCCTGTTCATCTTCGGCGCGGCTTAGGAAGTTTACGCTTTTGACTGTTTCCGCCACGTCCACCGGCTCGCCCCGGATCACCTGCTCGATGGCGCGGTCCATGGCCGCCGCGTGGGCGTTGCGCGTGGCCGTGTCGGCCGGAATGCCCGGCGCGGAGTCCAGCTCGTAGTGCCGAATGTTGTTCGCCGCCAGCGCCGCGTCCACCTCACTGGGAAGCGGGTCCGGGCGTGGTTCGGAGCGCGCCCCGCCGTGGACCGCCCCTGCGAACGCGCCCAGCCCGGCGTCCACCAGGATCGCCATGCCATCCAGCACGCGGTACTGCTCCGCCATGTCCTTGTAGCCCGCGTCCTCCAGCACCGAACTGGTTGCCCCGCGCTCCACCCCGCCGATGCCGACGTTGATGCCGACGCCCGAGGCGACGCGGGTCGCAAGGCTGCCGGGTATCGCGCCGGGGACGGCGAAGCCGACGCCCTGCGCCAGCCCCTGGATCGTGCCGACCGTCTCGGCGGTGGCCGCGTCCACGCCCTCCGCCTTCAGGACGCTGGCCTCGGTGTTCCCCATGACCGTGGCGACGGCCGCCGTCCCGCCGATCGGCCCCCCGAGAACGCTCCCCGCCGCGAAGGTGGCGACGCCGCTGGAGAGGCCGTAGAGGACGTTGCCGAGCAACCCGGTCGTTTCCGGCTTGGGCCGGAGCGAGCGGATGAAGTCCACCATCTCCTGCCGCTCGGCGCGTTCCTGCTCCGTCGGCTCCTGCCCGCTCAGCTGCCGCTGCACGTCTCCCAGCAGCAGGAGCGACCCGGCCGATGCCGTGCGGAGGCCGCCGAATGTCGCCTCGATGCTGCCCTCGAAGGTCCCAGGGGATTCTGCCGGTAGGGTCGGCTCGTAGGGCTGTTGCGCCGCCTGGTCGAGCAGGTTCTGCCCTTCCTGGGAGTTGAGGCCGAATATCGCCATCAGGGCCTCGGGATCTGGTCGAGCAGCCGCTCGCGCTCGGTGCGCGGCGGGGCGGCGTTGAGGTCGAGCACGAGAGGGCGGCCGTCCTTTGACAGGTAGCCGGTCCCCACGGGGATCAGGTAGACGCCGGGCTGGTCGGTGTTCTGCAGGCCAACTTCGCCCCAGGACACGCCGGCGATGCCCGCGGCGCGCACGGTGGCGTCGAAGCGCGCCTTGGCCGCGTCGTTGAAGTCTGTCTCGCCCATCCCCCAGGGCGCGACGCTTTTGGTCCCGTTCTTCTCGACCACGGTGCCGATCACCGCGCGGTTGGCCAGCTTGGCAATGTCGTCGTCCAGAGCGCCGTCGTACTTGCCTTGGCGGGCGGCCTCGGCGGCGTAGAACGCGCGGTAGGCCTGGTACGCCTGGTCCGCCGACCGGGGCAGGCCGCGGAACGCGTCGCCCACGTGGTCGTTAAACTTCTGCCGCAGGCCGGGAGAGCCGTCTGTTCCATCTGGCGGCATGGGGAACCGCTTCCCGGCCCCGTCCTCTTTCTTGTCTCCTGCGGGCGGGTTCAACAGCGCCTCCCCCTCGAGCAGCCGGGCGGCGACGTCGGCGGGCTTGATTTCCGGGTCGTTGCTGCCGATCCAGCGCGACACCTCCGGCATGGTTCTGGAAAGGCCGAGGTAGCCCCCGGCCATGGCCGTCACGGGGCTGTCGGGTCGGATCTGCTGCAGGGCGGCGGAGTACGCGCGCGGGTCGTCAATGCTGCTCCGGAACGCCTGCAGGAAGCCGAGCTTATCCCCCGTCTTCATCGCGTTCAGGGCCGCGGAGAACTGCTTCGCCTCCGAGGCGCTGAACAGGGCGGGCGGGGTCCCGTATTCCTCGCTCATGCTCTTGATGACGGACGCCCGCTGGGCCAGCTGCTCCTGCATGGCGGAGGGGATGGAGAAGTTGAGCGGCTCCGGCGGGATCGCGCCGAGCCTCTGCGCGAACGCCACCGGGTCGGACTGGCGCTCCCGGTTGGCGGTTTCGACCGCCTTCACCAGCGTCTCGTACGCCTTCTGCTCCTGGTTGAAACCCGCCCCCGGCTTCGGCTTGCTTTGCTCCAGCAGGGATATCTGTTCGACGGGCGTCATGGATTGCACGCGCTGGATGTTGCTGCCCAGTTGGCGCACGTCCTCGAACTCCCGGTATCTCATGCCCGCCTCGGCGTCGTCGTAAGCCCGGCGGAAGTCGTCCAGCGTCGGCGGGCTGGGGTCGTCGGCCCCCTGCATGGCCATGGCGGAGGAGTCCTTCACGCGGCGCTCCAGGTCGGCGCGGTAGACCACCTGCTCCTTGCGTATCTCCGCCTGCGCCTGCTCGCGGAGCCGGATCTTCTGCTCCGGCGGGATCATGTCGGTCCAGTCGCCCGCCATGCCCTTGCCCTGCGCCTCCACCGCCTTTAGGCGGGCCTCCCACCCCGGTAGGCTGGGGGCGTAGGCGGGGGATTGGCCCAGCCGCTGGTACTCCTCGCGGCGCATGGCGATCAGTTCTTCCGGCGTCGCGCCCTCCTTCGCCCGCTCGACCAGCCGCTTTGCAAACGCCAGCCGGTGGTTGACCACGCCGTCGAAGACGACCGCCTGCGATTCGGCGGGCACGGAGTCCATGCCGTTGGCGTCCCAGAACGCCTTCTTGTAAAAGTCCTGCGCGTAAGCCTTCCCCGCCGCCTCGCCCTGCGTGTCGGTCAGGCGCTTGGCCTCGTCGAACGCTTCGGGGTGCCACTTGCGGTTGATCCCGTAAATGGCCGGAGCGCCCGATGCCCCGTCCGAGGCGGTGAAGCCGCCCTCGTTCTTCGCCACCACCTGATACGCCCGCTCGAAGCCCTCGCCGGAGATGCCCGACAGCGCGGAGAGGCGCTCGCGCGGCGGCAGCTGCATGGCGCGGAGGGTGGAGAATCCGGCGGCGTCTTTCATCCGCCCCCCGGCCGCCTCCTCGGCGCTGGCCCAGCCGCGATCCACCATGCCCGCCCAGGAGTCGCCGAGCGACTGGAGCAGCCGGGCGCGGGTCGGCTCGTCGGGCGCGGCGAGCGCCGCCTTGATGGTGTTCTCGCGGAACGTGTCGTGCTCGGCCCGGCCGAAATCTTTGGCCTTCGTGCGGGACATGTCGCGCACCTGAAACACCCCCCGGGCGATGTCGGCCTGCGCCCGGGCCTGGAACATGGCACGCTGCTCGGGGTTGCTAATCATCCCCGCCGAGCGCTCGAGCGCCTTGGTCATCCGCTCGCCGAAGCGCTTCTCATAGGTGGTGTAGTCGTTGTCGTCCTTTAACTCGTCAAACGCGGAAAGCTGGTCCTGCAGGAGCGCCGACTGGGCGTAGGCCGATTCGAGCCGGTCCTGCCGCTCCTGCATGCGCGCCCCCACGCGCTGGAGCGTCTCGCCCGTTTGCGCCAGCGCCTCGCCGTCGTTTGGGCGGTAGGAGGTGATCGGGCGGCTCGCCTGGGGTATCGGGCGCGCCCCGAGGTCGTTGATGTCGGGCAGCTTGGGCATCAGTTCATCCCCCTCCGCCAGGGCAGGTCGTAGGGGCCGTAATCCCCCGGGTCGTAGGTCGGCGCGTAGGAAACGGTCGCCGTCGGCGGGCCGCCCTGCCCGAAGCGTTCAAACAGGGTTGACGCGCCGCCGATGACGCTGTTCATGGCCCGGGCGTTTCCTGCGGAGCGGGCCTGCTTCCCCTCGAAGCGCTTGACGGACGCGGCGTTCTCCAGCCCGCGCGCCTGCTCCTCCCCCTCGTAGAGGGCCGTCAGGGCGCGGTACTCCCCCTCCCCGGCGATGTTGCCTTCGAGGTCCAGCACGGTCGGGTCCAGCGCCCCCGCGCCCGAGGCGGCCGCGCGTGCCTGGAGCGAGGACTGCGCCAGCCGCGCACGGCGGCGCTGCTCCATGGCCGCGCGCTGGGCCGTGGCCCGTTGCTGCCCGGCCTGCTGGGTGTACTGCGCCGCCTGATAATTCGCCGCCTGCTGCTGCGACCGCCCCGACTGCACCGCCCCCAGGGCCGACGCCGCCGTACCCGCGACGCTCAGGACCGTGCTGACGGTCGCGGCGTTCGCGGCGCTCATGCCGATTGCCGTCAATGCTGCTTCCATGCGAACTCCTGATACTCTCCCGCCGGACCCAGGTGTTCAAACCCGAGTACCTTCAGGAATTTGTGGTTGTCGGTGCGCGTCCAGGCGAGCGTGCCCGCCCGCGCCGTCAGTGCCAGCGCCTCGCGCGCCATGCGCAGGGCCGCGCGGGGGCTGTAGTGTAATTCGGGGCGAACATCCGAGAACGCCACGGTGCGGCCCGGCTCGATCATCACCCCCGCCACCGCCACCACCTCGCCCCCGTGCTCCGCCACCACCGCGCGGGCGGAGGTGCGGTGCGGGCCGCCGTAGAACGCCAGCAGGTCCTCGCGCGTGGCGTATCGGACGGTGAAATCCTTGTGGCCGATCACTTAGATTTTCTCGTTGGTGGTCAGGGTGTAGATCACCCCCAGCACGGTCACGGGGCGGGGGGCGGAGGCCTCCAGGCATATCCGGGAGTCGCTGTCCCACGTGCCGTTAAACTCGAAGGATTCCTCGTCATAATGTGTGTGGACGGTATCGCCGTCGACTTCCGCGCCGTTCTCCACCAGGGGCAGGTCGTCAAGGTTGTCGAAATCCGCCCCGTAGCGCAATCCCTGGGCGTGCGTGTTGGACAAGATGACCGCCAGGTGGTCGACGCGCTTCCGCTGCGCCAGCCCGACCTGCGCCCCGTAGGCCAGTTTCACGCTCTTGTAGCGCGCGGTGTAGGGAAGCCCGGCCACGTAATTCGTGACGCCCGAGGCGAGCGTGGCCTGCCCGCTGCCGTTGAGCGTGACTGTTCCGAGGTCCGCGCCGTCGCCCCAGACCACGACATCTTCCCCCGCAAGATGGGCGGCGGTGACGGTGGTGGTGGAGGAACCCGTGTAGGTGACGAAGGAGTCGGCCTGCCTGTTGAGCGTGCCCCCCTGGCATTCGCTCTCCAGCGCCCAGCGCTCCAGGTAGCGGACCGTGCCCCCGTTGACCGTGCGCTTGACCAGGTAGTACACCTTGTCCTCGGCGTCGCCGGGAAGCACGAAGGCGTCCTCGATCTCCCCGTCGGTCTCCACCTTCACCCAGCAGCGCACCTCCTCCGCCGGGTCGGTGACCAGCACGGCGGCGGTGCCGTCGGCCAGCACGCAGTGGACGCGCGTCTCGGGCTGGCGCTGCACGGCGACGCGCGAGATGCCCGCCTCCACCGCCTCCGGGCAGAGCAGGGAGAGGTCGCCCGAGGCGTAGTCGTTGCTGCCAGCCGAGTCGAAAGCCAGCTCAAACAGGCGGGTGCCGGACTTGTGGACGAACACGCCGCGCCCGTCGATCTTGGCGGCGGCGACGGCGGCGGACCCCTGCGTGGAGGGGGCCTTGATGTTGAACGTCGTCGGCGTGAGCGGCTCGTCGAACGTGCTGGAGCGGGCCGAGTGCTCCGCCCCCTGCGTGCCGATGACCAGCCGCTGCAGGGGCAAGAGCCAGTTGATGACGTCGACCGGGCCGGAGCCGATGGAGCGGTTGATCGGGCCGGAGTCCCCCTCCACCTCGTCGTCGAAGCTGTCGAAGGCGTCCGAAACGCTGCCGTAAATGCGGTCCTTGCCCGCCCACCAGAGCCTTCCCTCGTAGAGGCACACCGCCGTCGGGAAGCCGCGGTAGGTCGACCAGCTCCCCTCGGCCCAGTCCTCGCTGGCGGTCAATTCCCCCAGTGGCTTCAGCACCGCCGCGCTGGCGGAAGTGCTGTTGGTGAAGCCCGTGATCCGCACGATCCCCGTCAGGCTGCCCGAGGCGTAAACCAGCTCGAGCACCGCCGTGCCGGAGGAGTAATCCCCCGTGTCGATGCCGATGCGGTAATACGCCACCTGGTTGTCCAGCTCGTCGTTGTAGGTGTAGCTGCCGTTGCTGGTGTAGGTGTTGACATCCGACCAGGTTCCCGGCTCGGCCAGGGAGCGCTGCAGGGTTACCGTGCCGCTCCATGTGCCGGTGACGTTGAAGGCGATCAGGCGGGTGTTGCCCACGCCCGAGACGCGCACCGGGTCGGTCCATTGGCCCGCGCCGCTGGCGCTGAGCGTGGTGCGCTGCCCGGCGGAGGTGATGCGGAACAGCGCCCCCACATGCGTGCTGCGGAACAGCGCGGCGGAGGCGGAGAGGGTGATGTCCCCCGTCAGGGCCGATGGCGTCAGCCGGATGCTCGAGGCGTTGTCCGGGCGGAACGGCCCGTCCTCCGGCTGGTACAAAACCACCGACCAGGAGCGGGTGCTGCGGCGCTCGATGCGGCGCTGCTGGAAGCCGCTGCAGGCGACGAACAGCACGTCGCCGGACTGATCCCAGCGGATGTCGGGCAGGTTCGCCGTCAGCCAGGGGGTGGTGATCTCCATCGCCCCGGATGCCTCGACCGTCACCGAGTCAATAGCCACCGCCGAGGCGCGCCGGTTGGACAGTTGGATGTGGAAGTTCCCCGTGGGGGTGAAGGCGAGGGAGTGGGTGCCGGGGCGCAGTTCCGTCTCGGCCACGTAATCCTCCGCGCCGCTGGTGGAGCCGACCCTCAGCGTGGCCCGGCCCTGACTGACGACGATGCGCAGGGCGTGCTCGGTGTTCTGATCCCCGCCCGATACCGTCACCTGCTGGGTGCGGATGGCGGCGTTGTAACCCGTGCCCGTCAGCACCATGAAGCCGCCCGTCAGCCACGCGGATGTCGCGCCCGCCTCATCGGAATCCGTCCAGCCGGTCAGGTCCGTGTCGAACGTGCCGTTGCTGACCGCCGTGGAGACTGAGGCGCGCGTGATGACCGCCTCGTCCACCCGCACGCGCATCACGCCGCTGGTCAGCTCGATGATCGCCGTGTCGTCCAGGGAGAAGACGAACGGGATGTGTACGGCCGCGGCGTTGCTTTTCGTGGCCCCGACGTACCCGAGGCCCGGGCGCAGCATCATGCTGCCCAGAGAATTCGGCATCCAGTTGGTCTGCTCTTCCGCCGACAGCCCGGTGCGCTTCAGGTCCGTTCGCGCGAGGGCGAGCTTGGATAGCAGGCCCCTGTTGAACGCCAAAAGCTGCTGAAGCGTCCTCACGCCGGACGCCACGGCTCGCGATTAACCGATCCCGAGCGCCGCGCCGACGACCAGTTCCCCGAAGGGGGGAAGCGCGTCGGCTCGTTCTGCGCGTCCTTACTGCGGGCGTCGGTGAGCAGGCGCTTCGCCTCCTTGGCCACCGCGTCGCGGTCGGAGCGGTTCTGACTCAGGCGGACCGCCGCCCGCTCTGCCAGCGCCGCCTGCGCCCAGCGCGTGAAGGTCTCCGGCCACAGGCTGAAGTCGCCCCCGAATTCCGCATCGTCGGATACATACTTGACGTAAATCGTCTGGTGGTCGCAGAACCAGTAGCCGCCCTCGTCGCGGTAATCCAGAAGCGGCATCGAGAACCGCTCGTCGGCGGAAATTCCTGCCAGCCGCACGAAGTCCGTCGGCCGGTCGAAGGCGTAACGGTAGCCGAAGGCAGGCTCCACCGAGGGGGAGTAGGTGGCGCGGCGCGAGCGCATGGCGAAGTTCCACATGCCCTGCTCGAGGCACCAGCGCACGAACCCGCCGTCCCATACGTCGTCCAGCACCCGGCGCGGCTCGCGGTTTTCCGACAGCGAGGCCAGCTTGCGCTCGCCCAAATGCTGGACCAGTGCGCCGTTGTACAGGGTAAGCTTCGATGTGGTCATTTACGCGGCCATGGTCTTGAGGTGCTCTTGCTTCCAGGCGTTGGCTTCCTCCTTCGTGGCGAGGCCCTCCCTCAGCACCGCGCCATCGCTCTTGCGCAGCACGCGCCACTTGCGGGCGGGGATGTAGTTCACCTCCAGCGTTTCCGGGTCCGAGGCTTGCACGGCGACCGCGCGGAAGTCGTGCTGCCGCATCAGGGCGACCTTCACCCAGTTGGGGCCGACCAGCAGGATCATGTACTCGGCCCACCACGTGCCGTCCTCCGCCAGCACCTCGATGCGGCTGAACGGCTCGACCTTGCGGGCCACGTGCGCCCAGGATTCCGGCCGCAGGAGGTCTTCCGGGCAGCACTCCGGCGGCGCGAACGCCTGCCAGACGGCCCGCTTCTGTTCCGCGAGTTGCATGTCGCTCGGTTTGATGGTCGTTTGCATACGGTGTCCTTTGTTGGGGTAAAAGAAAAGGGCCGCCGGGGCAGCCCTGGGGTGGCGCGGGAGCGCGCCGGAAATGGAAACGGCCCGTCTATGAGCAGATCGGGCCGTTTCGTCTTGCGCCTGAATTGCCCGCGAGGCGAGCAACCTAAGCCGTTGTTTTAGCTCCCGGAGGTCCCGGTCACGGTCGTGTCACCCGTGCTAATCGTGAGCGTGTCGCCGCTGTACGAGACCGCGCGGTGCGTGGTGACGATGGGCGGAGACGCGTCGGTGTCGGTGACGATGATGAGGTCGCCGACCGCGATGCCGAGTTCCTTCGCGTTGGTGAAGTAGCCCGGCACGTCCACGGTGGTTGCGTTGTCGACGGAGTTGTAGCGCCACGTCGCGTAGCCGCCGCCGACCGCCTGAGAGATCAGCACCGGGGGGGTGGAGGTAGAGTAGCCAGCCATAGTCTTATCCTTTCATTCGTTGGGTTTAAGCAGGGGCGAAGCCGCTGGCGTCGTGGTTCATGATGACCACGCCGGCGTTCTGCAAGAGCCTTGCGCCGTGGTAGACGGTCGTGCGCGCCCAGCTGATGTCCTGGCGCTCGTCGTAGCCGGGGATCGCCTTGATGCCGTTCATGTCGATCGCGTGGCCGATGGCCGAGCGGTGGTACATGATGCACTTTTCCGCGTTGGTCCCGACGCCCGTGATCTCCGAGTCGACGATCCAGTTGGTGTTGTACCAGCGGAACATCTGGCCGCCGGCGGCGAACGGCTTGTCGTTGACGTACTCCGCCGAGCCGAACTCCTTGGTCTGCATCAGGTAGCCGTGGAACGCGGGGGAGATCAGCGCGTAGCGGTTGCCGTCGAGCGGGACCTTGTTGTTGCCGAGGATCGTCATGGCCTTCACGACCAGGTTCAGGCTGGCGGTCGTGGCGCTTCCGGTGTTGACCGTTCCGGTCTCCAGCTCCGTGCGGATCACGTCGTCGATGTCGCGGTTGATAACGCCCATCGACGTTTCCATCATGATGCGCTTCTGGTCGCCCTGCGACTGGAAGATGTTAAAGCCTGTCTTTTCCACCAGGTCATGCTTTTCCTTGAGCGTGGCGACCGGCTGGGAAAGGCTGTCGTTGCGGGCCGGGATGTTGCCGTTGAGGCCGCGCGTGACAGCGGAAGCGCCGCCGGAGTCGGCGACGAGGAAGGTTGCCTGCAGGCCGTTGATGACGGCCTCGGTGGTGGTGGTGGAGCGGATGAGGCTCTGCTTCTTTTCGTACCCGGCGATCCACTCGCTCGAATACTGAATTACGGGGGCGTTTACAGCCATGGGTCATTCTCCGAATGTTACGGTTTGAAAAAGGGATGTTCCGTAGCTTCGGGATGGCCTTCAGATGGCTGGTCCGGGTTGCCCGCCTGGGGGCCGGACTCACGGCATGAAGGAGCCGCCGCGTCTGGCGATTGGCCCTGTTCGCGGAGGCTTCATGAGAAGGGTGTTCCGGCAAGGGTCACGGTTACCTTAGCGCAACTTTTTTGTTCGCGCAAGTCCTTGTGTGAACACTCCCCCCGCTGAGCGCGCCGGCGGTTACCCGCGGCTGGCGAGCTTCTCGCGCGCCGTGATGAGTTCGCCGTACCGGGCCTGGGCCGCGGGGTCCTTGAAATACCCCGTCCAGTCCTCGCGCATGCGGTTCTCGAGGCTCTTTATTTCTTCGTTGATCGAGTTCATGGCCCCGGCCCCGCTGCCTGGCACTACGGTGGCGGCGGGGTTGACCTCCATGGCGTTCTGCGCCAGCGCGCGCAGGACACTGGGGTTGTTCATGAGCGCCGTGCCGTCGGCCGCCCGCGCGGTCATGATGGCGTTCTTCGCCTCCTCGCCGTAGGTGTCCAGGAGCGCGCTGACCATGTTGACGTTGCGGCGGTAGTCGTTGCCCCACTCGGCGCGCAGGGAGTCCTGCGTCTCCTCGCGCGCCTGCTCGTTGCGCGCGGTTAGCTCGTCGGCCTGCTCCTGCACGATCTGGTAGTAGGTGGCGAGGGCGGCATTGACGTGCTCGGGCTTGGCGTTGGCCTTGTGCATCCGCTCCAGGAACCTGCCAACCAGCGGCTTGTCATCCTCGCCGACCACCAGCCCTTCCCCGAGGCTGATCGCGTACTCCTCGGGCGTCGTCGGGATGCCGTTCTCCTTGCGCCACGCGGCCACCTCTTCCTCGCTGGCATCCTCCGGCAGCGCCTTGAGGTATTCCCCCGAGGAGAGCTTCTGCTGGAGCGCCAGGTAGGATTCGGCGAAGGTCTTGGGGGAGCTGAAGCGCTTGAGGCGGCTCAGGAGCTTATCGTTGTCGCCCGCAAGCTGCTCGCGCCAATCGTCGGGGAACGTGGCCGGGGCGGGGATTTCCTCCTCCGATTCGGCCTCGAGGACCGTTTCGGCCTTCTTCTCGGCGGATGCGGGCTTCTTCGCCTCCGGCTTCTTCTCGGCGGGCTTTTTCTCCTCTACTTTTTTCTCCTCTACCTTCTTTTCCTCTGCGGGTTTCGCCTCCGCCGGTTTTACCTCCGCCGGCTGCTGAGCAGGCTCGGCGGGTTCGGTCGCGGGCTGCTCTACGTTCTGCGGGGCGGTTGCCGTCACTTCCGGGGCCGCAGCCGGGGCTGCCGGGTTGTCCGTGAGTTGGTCGGTCATTGGGTTTTCTCCTTGAGGGTTGAAAGGTTAATCTTCGTCAGCTTGACGATCTGCTGCCCGACGAACATCCGCCCGAGGGCGAAGTCCGTGTCCCTGGCCGACTCGGGCCGGTAGGGCAGGTCGTAGGTGGCGCAGAGGGTCTCGACCACGTAGCGCAGCGCGCGCTTTTGCTGGTCGGGCGTCGCCTCTCCGGAAGCGAGTCTCTGGATGGCGTGGGCGTCGGCGATGTCCCAGCCGGGCGGCAGCCAGGCGGCGGATTTGGCGGGCTTCTTCGCGGTCATTCTGGCTTTCTGATCCCCCGGCAAGCGGCGAATCGCTTCATTAATTCCGTACGATACTCCCGTGAATTTTCGCCGAAATGCTTCTCGAACAAAGCCCGCTCACGCAGGCGCATGATGCGGTGTATACTGCTTTCCGACACCCTCCACGGTTTGATCCCAAGCCTGTCCAGGCGGGACCGGATGTCGCACGTCATGGCTTCAGGCACTCGATCCAGGGTTCCCCGCCACATCCGCGGCAGTGGGCCATCGCGGCGGATATCGCCCCCTCCATGATTTCACGCGGGCGCAACCCCTGGCGGCGCAAGGCCCAGGCAGCACCCTCGGCGTAGTTGGAGCCGGAGCCGCGCGAGGCAAAGCCGCCGATGAAGCCGTCCACCACACCACCCGCGCTGTCGATGGAGAGCACCCGTTCCGGCGTGGCGAGGAGCATGGAAAACCCGTGGTAAGGCGTCTGCCCCTCGGGCGCTTCGGGCTTGAAGCCGCGCTCGGGGAGCATGTCGGCCAGCCTCTTTACCAGGTCGGTGGGCTTCGTCAGCGCGTCGAACTCCAGCTGCTCGCGGGCCAGCGAGAGTACGGCTGCCGAGCCGCTGACGGCAAGGGCCACGCCGTCGCGCACCACCCACTTGCGGGCGAAGCCGACGGTTTCCGTCCCCGCGGACACCAGCGTGTCGCTGGCGATCCAGGTGCCCGTGCCCGGCTCGTGCAGGGCGGCGATGATGGTCAAGCGGTGAACTCCACTGCCGTCGTGAGCTGGTCAGCCTTGCCAAAGCCGATGTCAATGCCCCGCACCAGTTCCTCGCTCACGACCCTAGAGAATTTCAGGCCGCGCTTGCGCTCCGTGTTCCGGATGACGCCCTCTCTGGAAGGCCGCAGCTTTTGAATTACCTCCTGGTCGCTCATCCCGGCGGTGCATTCGCAGGCGATCTGGGCGCAGTCGTAAAGGACAGTGCCGGTCGGGTTGGTGTCTTTGGCGGTCATCTCAGTTGTCCTCGTTGTTTCTTACCAGCGTCAGGTGCATGGCCTTCTCCCGCGGCGGCTCCAGCAGGCTGATCTGCTCGGGCAGGAACTCCGCCTGGAGCAGGCCGGCGTGCGTGAAGAAGGTGGTCGTCACGCTGCCCCGGCGCACGGTGCGCACGGTCATGACCGGCCCGCCTGAATTGAGGGCCACGACGTCTCCGGGCTTGAATTCGCTCACCCCACCCCCTGTAGTGCCATGCCCGCCTCTCCGACCGTGCGGGCGGTTTCCGCCCCGGCTTGCATGGTCTGGAGGAGCGCCTGCGCTTCCTGCATCTGTTTCTCCTGCTGCTCCATCGACAGCACTGTCTCCTCGTCGGGTATCCACTTGGCCGGGACCCCGGCACCGTCCAGCGCGTCGCGCAGGGCGGTCTTTGTGTCGATCAGGTAGCGCGCCGACGGGTCGAGCGCCACCGCCTCGGCCAGCAGCCCCTTGGCCTGGAGGAACGTCTGCGCCTTCTGCTTGCCCGACGCCTCGCGGAGCGGGCTTTCAAAGCGGAAGCGAACGTCCTGCCCGCGGAGTGATTGCGGCATGTCCTGCACCGAGCCGAAGGCCCCGCCGCGCAGGAGCAGGTCGAAGGCCGCCTCGCACAGCGCGCCGTTGTATTCCGGCTCCATCGGCTCGAACAGCGGCAGGGCGTTGCGGATGTATTCCTGCACGCGCTGGGAAACCTCGGTCGCCGTCATGTCCCCCGCCATGATGGGGAGGTTCAGCTTGTTGAGGAAGAACGCCTGCGCGATCATGTCGCGCGCGTCGCGCTGCATGTCGATTCCCAGCGGGATGCCGCTCTTGTCCTGCGTCAGCGGGCGGAGCACCTCGCCCAGCCGCTCGTCGTACTCGGCGTCCACCCAGGTGATGCCCCCGGCGAAGATCGCCACGTCGGAGCGGATCGCCTCCTGCACCGCCAGCATCGGCGGGTTGACCGCCTTCTCCCCCGCCTCCAGCAGGGTGAGCGTCATCGCCTGGATCAGCCGCGCGTCAGGTAGGGCCGCGACCGTGGCCGGGGAGTACGCGTACTGCGACCCCGAGACTGTTTGCCAGCGGGGGATGATGTAGCCAAGCTGCCACAGGGGCTTTTCCTCCAGAACGTGCCCGGTGTCCGCCTCGTAATAGATGGAGACGAACGGCTGCCGCGGGCGCTTCTTCCCCGCAGGGGCCTCGTATTCCTCCGACGGGATCACCGCGTGGATGCACGGTATTTTCTTGTAAGGCTCCTTGTCGAGGCAGCGCTTCGTCTGCTCCGACACGTTCCCCCGGAACAGCGCGTTAAGGTCGCGGGCGGTCGGCTCCCAGCGGCGGCGCACAGTGTCGATCACCCCGTCGGCGTTCTCGCACCAGGTGACGTCGCGCAGGTGCCAGTTGCGGAAGAGCAGCCCGTCGCCCCGCCGGTTCAGCTCCGCGGAGAGCACGCACTGGCCGAAGGCGGCGAAGTCCTGATCGCCCTCCTTGGTGGCGCGCACGAAGCCCGAGGAGCGGTCGTGCATGGCGCGAAACTGCACGCCTGTGGCCCACTCCAGCCAGCGCTTGGCCGCATTGTCCTCGCGGTCCTCCATCTCCAGCCCCATGTTGAACCACTGCTGGCCCGCCGGGCGGAGCATGGAGGAAAAGGCGTTGCCCAGGTCGCGGCGGGCGAGGATCGGGTAGCTCGTGCTCAGGTGCGCGGCGAAGTCGTCCCCCAGGGAGCGCGACGCGGTGAACTCCGCCCGCTCCGGGTAGAAGTTGTCGGCGATGCTCTGCCACAGCGAGAGCAGCGGCAGGCGGTCGGAGAACAGCCGCTCGGTCTGCTGGTGGAGGTCGCGGATGCGGGATTCCACCTACGCCCCGAGCTTGTCGTCGGTTCCGTCGGTCAGGATCGTGCTCATGCGGCCGGAGCGCTGCTGGCTGCTGGCCGCCTGCTTGCGCTTCGCCTTGCGGACCTCCTCCTCGTCCGGCGTCGGCATGACGGCGGGGGGCGGCGGCGGGGGCGGGGCCTTGGGCTTGGGGGCGATGAGTGAGGCCATTGCTTTCTCCTTGGTTGGCGGTTCTTTCGGTTAGCGCTTCCTGCGGGCGGAAGAGTGCCCCATGACGACCTGGGGGCGGGGGGCGTTGACGCTCCGGGCGCGCATGACGGCCTTGTTCGCCTCGCTCAGGCACATCACAGCCGCGTCGCCCTTGCCGGGGGAGCGGCCCAGGCGCTTGCGCAGCTCGTCCTTCGATTCGATCTGTATTTCGCCTCGCCGCTCCAGCACGCTTCCGACGTAGCGCGCGGCGGTGAGGTCGGCGCGCAGCTCGGGGTCTGGGGGAAGCGCGATCACGCTGCCGCCCTCCTGGTGCGGGTCCAGCGCCTCGCGGAACCGCCACCACGCCTCCGCCCGCTTGTTGGCGAAGGGCAGCCTACTGTCGAGCGTCTTTGCCGTGCTCCCGTCCGCGCCGTTGAACCGCACGAAATCGATTTCGTTGTCCGTCAGGCGGTTGATGATCGGCCCTCCGAACCCGCCGCAGGCGTCCACCACCACCGGGCAGTTGTCGCGCCGGTGCATGAAAATGGCGTTGGCGGCGTGCGTGCTCTGCGCCGTCTCCTCGCCCTGCCGGGTGACGAGCGGGGCGTACCAGCCGCCGTAGCGCCAGCACAAGGCCTCGGCGTCGTTGCCGCCCCCGGCGGGGTCGACCGCCATCGCCGTCATCGCCATGCCCTCGGGCGGGCGAGGGGTCCAGCGGGCCTGCGCGGCGGCAACCCAGTCCGTCGGGATCACCTGGAAGTCCGCGTCCTTGCGGGCGTACATGAAGTTGCCCGAGGTCAGGATGGAGCGGTACGGCTCCGGCATCACCTGCATGCGCCGCACGTAATCCGCCGCGTCGATGTAGGGGTTGTCCTTCACGTCGGCGGGGATGAAGGTTCTGCTGTGCGGCGAATACTCGACCCCATCGACCGTTACCGGCTCGGGGCCGCCCACCTCCACCGACTTGTCGTCCGGGCCGATGTAATACCAGCGCAACTCGCCCGGCTTGGCGGGGTTAGAATGGTTCTCATCCAGCCAGGGGCCGAAAAATTCCACCAGCCAGTCGCCGGTGCTGTCCAGCGGCGGGTTGCTGGCAATGACCATGCGGCAGCGCTGGCCCTTCTTCGTCGTGCGGTTCCACCCCAGCAACATCCGGATGGAGTTCTGCGGGAGCTGCGCGCCCTCGTCCACGCCGATGAAGTCGTAGGGCGTGCCCTGCTTGCCGGAGTCGATGCTTTCGCCCTGCGCCATGCCCTGGAAGTGGATGACGCCGCCGTCGGGCTTGTGGTACTTGGGGCGGGAGCCGCCGACGAACCCTTCGGAACTTCCAACTATGCCCTTGGCGTTGTCGGTCACGCCTTCGAGGTCGGTGAACTGCTTGCGGACGATCAGGCTGCGCTCGTGCTCGTTCAGCGCCAAGCCTATGATGAGACCGGTTTTCCCGCCCCCGGGTTTCCCGCCATATAGCAGGATGTCCGCCTTGCTGTTGTAGGCCAGGCTCTGCGCCCCCGGTGACGCGATAAACTGGAGGTGCGCCGTGGCCTTAATAACGTCCTCCTCGATGGCCCTGCGCTCCGCCTCGGGCAGCGCGCCGAGCTTCGCCAAAAGGTCATCGAGGAGGGTAGTCATTCAGGTATTAACGAAGTTGCAGCACGCGGATGTAATCGACTTGAAGCGTTTCCGCGCCGCCCGTCGGGCCTGCCTTGATGCCGCAACAAAAGTGCATCTCCTCCAGCCCGGCGAGCGTGATGTTCTGAGGCGTGCCGACCGTCCAGGAGGTGCCGTTGTGGAAGTACGGCGTGATCGTGGAGGTCGTGGCCGCCCCGTCGAAGTAGAAGCCGACGCGGTGCCAGGTGTTGGTGATCGAGGTGGCGAAGGCCGACAGCGTGTTCTGCGTGGCGGCGTTGCTCGTCTCGAAGTTCACCGTCATCGCCGTCTCCGGGGTCTTCCAGATCAGCGCGCCGTCGTAAGAAGCGAGCGGGCCTGCCGCGTTAGCCTGCATGCCGCCCGTCGTCAGCGTGTCGGTGAAGCCGAACCACCAGGTGGACTCGTTGGTGTTCGCCTCGGCCACCTTGAAGCGGGCCTCGAACCACAGCTCCTTGCCCTCGGCGAACTTCCAGTTCTCGGCAATGCTGGAGAGCGCCTGGTAGTCGTTATCAGCCGCCGCGGTCACGACGTTGTACACGCCGCCTGCCACGTCCTGGAAGGCGTTGGTGCCGGTGGAGCCGTCGCTGTTGATGGTGTAGGCGTGGTAGTCGGAAGCCGTGCTCGAGGCAGGGTTGAGGAAGTCGTCGAAGAACAGGAAGTAGCGCGACGGGTCGTTATCCGCCATGCTGGGCGCTCCGGCCCAGAGGCCGTCCTGCGTGGCGTTGCTGACGCGGGAGCCGTTGACGATCAGGGAGCCGTCGGCGGCGAGGCCGAGCTGCTTGCCGTGGATGGAGGTGAGGATGTTGGGCGTGGGCATGGGCGATTCCTTTCGATTGCTTGTGTTGGTTGCTTGTAATAGTTGCTGAGAAAGGCGTCAGGTCGTCACCCCCTGACCGGGTATTCAGTCGGAGTTGACCTCCTCCATGATGCCCGGGTAGCGCTTCTCCAGCGCCGCGACCAGGCGGTCGTACTTGTCCCCCGCCGCTTCGGACGGGGTCGGCTGGTGGGCGGCGTAAACGGCGAGGACGGTTTTTTCGTCCGCCCCGTCGGCCACCTCGATCCGGACCTCGTCCCCGGTCTGCCGGAACGGCGTGCCGAGCAGGGAAGGCTTCCCGACGTCTACCCCCGCGGCGCGCAGCTCCTCGTAGAGCCGCCGGCCGTTGACGATCTTGGCTCGGGCGGTGATTATCATGCGCCCAGCCAGACCGCCGTGAGGTTGTACCAGGAGGGGTTGAGCGCCCCGCCGGCGTCGTAGAGCGTGTAGAGCGTGGAGCCGTAGGCGTGGAACGCGCCCATCGTGATCTCGTCGCCCGCGGCGAGCGACTCGGCGGCCACGATCGCGCCGATGCCGCCGGCTGCCAGGCCGATCACCGCCTTCTGGCTGCCGTTGATGTCGATGGAGACGTTCGTCGCCGTCTGGACGTTGCTGCCGGTCTGGTTCGCCCCGGTGTAGTAGTTGGCCCAGAACGTGCCGACGATCAGGTACTTCCCCCCCAGCCCGGCGGGCACCACGATCTTCTGCGTGTTGCTGGCGGTGCTGTGGAAGCCGTTGGAGTCGAACGCCTCCGCGCGGAAGGTGACGGCGGTGTAGACCAGGTTCCCCATGGCCTGGCTGCCGATGGACTCATACGCCTTGCAGCCCACCGCGACCGCCGAGACGGCGTTGGAGGAGCGCGTCACCCCGTTGGTGAAGGTGAGCGGGACTTCAAAGGCCGAGGTGTTCTGCGTCGCCGCCGTGCCCAGCCCCAGCGTGGTGCGCTGCGCGGCGGCGTCGGCGTCGTCCAAAAGGTTGCGCCCCGCGGCGGTGCAGGTGATCTCCTGCACGACCCCCGCCCCGGCGCTGCTGCGCCCGAGGATGCGGTCGGTGGCCGAGACGTTTTGAATCTTGGCGTAAGTCACCGCCGCGTCGGTTATCCCCGCCGTGGCGACCGTGCCGAAGCCGAGAGTGGTCCCCGAGCGTCGCAATACCTGCCCGTCGACGCTCGCCGCGATGTCCGCCGGGTCGCCGGTGGAATTCGCGCTCCGCCCGATGACGGAGAGGGCGGAGGAGTCCCGCAGCTTCGTGTTGGATACCGCGTTGGCGGCGATGGCCGTAGCGAGGCTCCCCGCCGTGGTGGTGACGTCACCCGTCAGGGCCGGGAAGCAGCCCGCCCGCAACGCGCCCGTGACGGCGTTCGTGGCGGTCAGGTCGACCGCGCCGAACCCGATGCTGGTTCCGCTGCGCCTGAGCACCTGGCTGTCACTCGCCGCCGTGATGTCGGCGACGTTGCCGGTGGTGTCGGCGCTCCTGCCGACGACCGAAAGGCCCGCCGACTGGCGGAGGTTGCCGTCCTCGACCACGTTGGCCGCGATCTCGACGGTGATGCCTGTGGTCCCCGTCCCGCTGACGTCGCCGTACAGCGTGATGGTCTCGTTCCCGGTGAGGTAGCCGGTCGTGTCCACCGACAGCGTGCCGTCGCCGCCGGATGTCTTGACGAACCCGTTTGAAGTGAGGTTGGAAAGCTTCGCGATGTTCTGCGTGGTGTTCACCGTGACGGTGTTGGTGCTGCGCGTCAGGCCGGTGGAGAAGGTAAGTACAGAATCCTTCTGCGCCAGCGCGTCGAACACCGCGTTCTGTGATGGGGCGACGTCCGTCACGCCGTCGGTGATCGCGTCGGCGACGGCGGCGGCCTTCGCGTCGGCATCCGTGTACTGCGTCACCGTTGAGGCGATGGTAACCGTGTCGCTCGTGGCGTTCGTCGTGAGCGATATGCCCGAACCCGCCGCGAAGGTGAGCGTGTCAGTAGCGGAATCCGCCACGATGTCGTCCTGCCCGGACACCGAAATGGTGGCGAACAGGGGCTGGTCGCCCGAGTTCGTGCCGGACGTGTTGCCCAGCACCGTCAGCTGCGCGTCGGTGACGTAGCGCTTGTCCGTGCTGTCGGCGACGTCGGCCGTCGTGGCGTCGGCCCCGGCGGTGACCAGCCCCTTCGCGTCGTAGGCGATCTTGGTTTTCGTCGCGCCCGTAATCACGGAGTTGGCGGCCACCTTGCCGTCGAGCTGGCCCTGGATGGCGCTCGTCACCCCGGCCACGTAATTGATTTCCGCCGCGCTGGCCGTGATCGCCGTGCCGCCGACGTGGAGGCCGCTCTCGATGTTGACCGCCGTGGAGGAAAGCTGCAACGGGCTTTGCGTGCCCTCGCCGTCCTCGACCGGGCGCAGCGTGGCGTCGATGCCTGAGTTTGTGTTGGAAACCTGAAGCAGGTCCTTGTAGGTGGCCTGCGGTGTCTTGCCGGTGAGCGCTGCCACCTAGCGCCTGCCCCGCCGCCTGGCCCTCTGGAGCCACTCCGAGGCGTCAGCCCCCGGCGTCACGTCGCACGGGCCGATGTCCTCCCAGTTGGCCGCAATCTCCTCCCAGCTGGGTTCAATCTCCTCCCAGTCCCCGCACGGCTCCACGGCTTACCCCGCCAGGAGCTTGGCGATGCGCGCCTTGGCCGACTCGATCTTCTTCTCCAGCTCGGCAAGTTCGGTCTGCTTCTCGGCAACCGAAGCCTCCGCCCTGGCCACGCCCTCCCGCGCCTCCGACAGCGCCAGCTCGACGCGATCCTTCTCCGCCTGGGCCGTCGCCACGATGGCCGCCGCGCTCTCGGTCGCCTTCGCCACCATGTCGTTCGCCTGGGAGTAAAGCTCCTGCGCCTTCTTTGCCGCCTCGTCCGCCACCACGCGGGCCGCCGCCTTGGCGTCCTCGCGGGCCTGCGACACGATGCGCGACGCCTCGCCGTTGGCGGCCGCCGCCGCCTCGTTCACCTTAGCCTGCAAGTCGGCAAGCCTGTCTTCCGCAAGGGAGACGGACTCCTCAACCTCGGAAAGCCGGGCTTCCGCCTTCGCGACCAGCGCGTCACGCTCGTTGATGCGGGCCTGCGCCGCGCTCGCGTCACGCTCCAGCGCGTCAACGTCCTTCACGAACTCCATCAGATCGAGGATGCCGGTGAACAGCGGCTTGTAGCGCTGGACGCCCTCGGCCACCTCCAGCTTGCTCTTGCGCGGGGCCTCCACAACCGGGGCCTCCACGACAGCCTCAGCAGCCTTCTCAGGCTCTTTCTTCTTTTTCATTGCCGGTTTCCTCCCATGAACAGGTAAACGTCAACATCGCCCCCGCCCGACCCGGCGGTGGCGCGCGGGCGGATCAGCGGCACCAGCTCCGTGACCGCCTCGCCAGCGGCGCTGGTCTTGACCAGGCTGTTGCCCTGCGGGTCGGTCAGCGTGAACCACGTCGTGCCGCCGTCGAGGCTGCCCTCGATCGTGATCTCCAGCCCCCCGGCAAAGGTCCCGAGGGCCTGGACGGTGCGGTCGGGGAACACCGGCATGGCGACCGAGCCGCCGACGTCGCCGGAGGCCGCGAAGCCCTCCCACTTCACGCGCAAATAACTGATGTCGTCGCTCGGGATGAGCGTGGCGGGTACTGCTGCCATGGGTTACCTCAAGAGTTGCGGACTACCACGATCCGGTATAAAACAGCGGGGTTTTCTACCAATGTCTGGGTAATCCGGTTGACCAAAAAAGAGTTCAAAGAGGCCAGGAAGGCGCTGGGGCTTTCCATGGCGCAGATGGGCAAGGCGCTCGGCGGGTATTCCGCCTCCACCGTCGCCTCCTGGGAGTACGGCCAGAGCGCCGTGCCGAAGGCGGCGGCGAGGCTAATCGCCGTGATGCTGCTGCTG